TCGAAACCGCCGCCGAAGAGGTCGTTGCGGGTCAGGAACCGGCAGAACTTTCCGACGCAGAGAAGAAGATCGCCGAACTCCAGGCACAGCTGGGCGAAGACAAGACCGGTTTGATTAGCTTTCTGCCGATCATCGTGAAATTATTGGTGCTGGTGGCAGTTGCTTCCATCCCGATGATTCAATCATACATCAGTGACCCTCTTTCGCCCGTGATCGCGATTGTTGTATACGTCGCTCTCCGCACGGCCAATCTCGTCACGGACAAGGAAGCCGCGGTTCTCGCCGCGGTGGCACTGATTCCACAGCTCCAGACACTTGTTCGCAACCCAATCCCGCCGGTGATAATGATCGGTATGTACTTGCTCATGAAGAATCTCGGTGTTGACAAGGACAATATCGTTGGTAACACTGGAACCGTCTCTCTGGTTCTCGCGGTGGCATTCCAGGTGATCCAAGAAAGTCTCCCGGCGATCCTAGGAACCAAGGGATCCACGTTGACCACCGGAACGTCATTCTACAACAACATCAGCATGATCGCATGGCTCGCCATCTCCCTGCCGAGCATCTACTTTTTCCTCCGCGGTCGCAATGAAGTCAATGGCGACAAAATCACTCAACTCCCCTATAACAAACCCAAGGAAGGATTTGAAGAAATTGAGGAATGGAAGAAAGATACAATTTCATTGGTTCAGTTGATCGTGTTGTATCTTCTGGCAACTGGCATCCAGTCCTTCAGGGGTCTGTTCATGAACCCCGTGCCTCCAGTGGCAATGCTCGGACTTCTCGCGTTCACCATGTGGGTTCAGAGCAACAACCCCGACGCGGACTACCCCGACAACGAAGGTCTCGTCGGCATCATCGCTGGGTTCGGTTTCGGTGCCAACTTCACCCTCGCGGACCCAGTCCTCAAGATGATCTTCAAGAACAGTGGTGGCGCCCCTCCCGTCGAACAGGCACCCGTCGCATTTTCCTCTAGCAATGTAACACCTTCCGCGGAATAAAATCCTTCACAAATAGTAGATATGGCAAACAAGAAAAACGGTGACGGTCTCGTGACAGCGATCACACTTCTGTTTGCATTTGCAGTGGTTATCGCTGCCTACCTATCAGGTCCCGAGAACAACTTTTGGATGGCTCCAGGTGCCATCATGTACATGGTGCTTCTGCTGGCAATTGCTATCCCAAGTTGGCCCGCAGTGGGAGACGACACGAAACTCAACAAGAATCTTGCGGTAATCATCGCCATCATGTTGGTTCCTTCGGTCATGTCACCCATACTCGGAATTAAGACTAGCTCAAATGTATACAGTTATTGGCAAACAATCATGATTCCAATTTATGCTGGCTACGCGTTCCAAAAGAGGGGCATGCCCGGGACCGGAATCCTGGTGACTTTCTCAACCCCTTTGATTCTCATGCTATCAATGATTTTCAGTATCAATCCCCTACCAAATGCAGTAAAGATCCCCGGGACCAATGTCGCCAACAAGTGAATTTCATTCAGGCTCTTAAAGAATAGAAATGTAAGGTACCTACCTTACTAATGCCAACTTATACCAAAAAGACCCTTCATGCCCATATTCTAGACCGTCCAGACTCCTACGTGGGGCAGGTGCGTCCAGAAGATAGGGCTGTGTGGGTCCCTGATGGCAACAGATTCGTACAGCGTACGGTGCGAGTCTCACCCGCTTTGACCAAGGTTTTTGATGAAATCTTGGTGAATGCTCTGGATCAAAGCTCCGTGCACCCGTCCGTTACAAAGATATCAATAGACGTGGATGACGCGGGGAGGATCACCATCGCCAATAACGGCGTCGCCATCCCCGTGGTGATCCACGAACAAACCCAGGTATGGACTCCCGAATTGATCTTCGGTCACTTGCTGACATCTTCAAACTATGACGATTCTGAGGAGAGAACCACAGGTGGTCGCAACGGCTACGGAGCCAAACTGACCAACATCTACTCCAAGGAGTTCGAGATCAAGGTGGATGATCCCGAGACAAGGAAGTCCTATCACCAAGTCTGGAGGGACAACATGCGCGTCTGTGCCGAACCCAAAATCAAATCCTTCGCGGGTAAGACAGCCAAGGTGCAGGTCAGTTGGATTCCAGACTGGGAACGCTTCGGACTGAAGGGAATTACCAAGGACGTCAGGGACATGTTCATGAAGAGGGCTCTGGATGCAGCAGCATGGGTGCCGGCCAAGTGCAAGGTCCACTACAATGGAGAGGCGTTGGCGATCAAGAATCTCCAGGATTACACTTCACGCTTCACCGATCAGACTTTGGCTCAACTCAAGCAAGATCGGTGGGAGGTGCTTGTCTGCTCCTCGGTGGGCGCGGGATTCAAACAGATCTCATTCGTCAACGGCATCTGTACCGAGAAGGGTGGGACCCATGTCGACCACGTGGTCAATCAGATTACTTCAGACCTCGCCAAGAAGACCAAACTTAGACCCGCCCAGATCAAGCAGTGTATGATGGTCGTGGTCAAGGCGGTCCTGGTCAATCCTTCATTCTCCAGTCAGTCCAAGCACGAATGCATGTCCCGAGTGCAGGACTTTGGATCCAAGTTTGAACCCACCTCTGCCTTTTTGAAGCAAATCAAGGGCGTTCTGGAACAGGAACTTTTGGCACAGACCAAGGCTTCGGAAGTCCGCGACCTCAAAAAGACCGACGGAGCCAAGAAGAGCAGGATCACCGGAATCCCAAAGTTGGACGACGCAAACTGGGCAGGCACCACCAAGTCAAAACAGTGCACCCTGATCATAACCGAAGGAGATTCCGCCAAGGCTCTGGCTATCAGTGGCTTATCTGTGGTCGGCAGGGATCAGTATGGCGTCTTTCCACTCAAGGGTAAACCGAGGAACGTTCGGGACTTGGGTTCAAAGGCACTGACGTCCAACCAGGAGTTTTCAGATTTGAAGAAGATCCTAGGTCTCCAGCAGGGAAAGAAGTATGCAGACCTGAGTGAACTCCGTTACGGGAGACTGATGATCATGACCGATGCCGACGTGGACGGTTCACATATCAAGGGTCTGGTCCTGAACATGTTTGACTGCTACTGGCCCGAGTTGATCGGGATGGGCTTCGTGGTGAGCATGATTACTCCAGTGATCCGAGTGAAGGGCGGAAGGATCAACGAGTCCTTCTATTCCGAAAAGGACTTTGTGAATTGGCTCGAACGGTCGCACGGTGGCAGGGTCCCACGCGGCGTCGCCATCAAGTACTACAAGGGTCTTGGTACTTCCACGTCCGCAGAAGCCAAGGAGTACTTCAAGGATCTGACCAGACTTACGGTGGGATTCGTTGCCGATCACGAGAGTCAGAAGTCTGTGAGTTTGGCATTCGACAAGTCACTTGCAGACGATCGGAAGCAGTGGTTGGCTGAACCCTTCCGTGGAGATTCGCTTCCCTACGGAAAGGTGACTTCGGTGACCGTTTCGGATTTCATTCACAAGGATCTCATCCAGTTCAGTCACGCAGACATTCGCAGGTCCATCCCAGATGTCCGTGACGGACTGAAACCTTCTCAGCGCAAGGTCATCTTCGGGTGCATGAAGAGGAATCTCACCACCGAGATGAAGGTCGCTCAGTTGTCTGGCTACATTTCGGAGCACACCGCCTATCATCATGGAGAAATGAGTTTGCAGGGAACGATCGTGGGACTGGCTCAGGATTACATGGGATCAAACAACATGAATTTGCTAGAACCATGCGGTCAGTTTGGAACCCGTCTGGCGGGTGGTTCGGACCACGCAAGTGCCAGGTACATCTTCACGAGGTTGTCCGAACACGCAAAGGTCTTTGACGAGCGGGACAATGCCTGCCTGACCTACCTCAAGGATGATGGAAAACCCATAGAGCCCGAGTACTACCTGCCCACGCTCCCGATGATATTGGTGAACGGCGCAGAGGGCATCGGGACGGGGTTCAGCTGCAAGGTGCCTCCTCACAATCCAGTGGACGTCAAGGAAAATCTGAAACGGTTCATTCGTGGCGAGGCACTGAAGCCCATGAAGCCTTGGTTCCGTGGATTCAAGGGAGCCGTTACGGCTTCGGACGAAGGTGTCTGGTCACTTCAAGGCCTATGGCAGTCAAATGGTGACAAGGTCGAGGTCACCGAACTTCCCCCGGGCACGTGGACCCAGACCTACAAGGAGTTTCTGGAAGGGCTTGTTGAGAAGAATCTCATCAAGAATTACAACAATCACAGCACGGAGGAATCTGTCCGTTTCGTGATCACTGGCTACAAGGGGTCGTCGCCGGAGAAGGATCTCAAGTTGACTTCCACGATCCGAAGCACCAACATGTATCTGCACGGGCCCCGCGGCATCGAGAAGTTCGACACGCCCATGGACATACTTAAGACCTACGCCAGGGAGAGAATGGAACTTTACGTGAAGCGCAAGGAATATCTGGTGGCGACCCTGGCCAAGCGTTCCGGAATGGCGATGGACCGAGCCAACTTCGTCAAGGGTATCCTAGATGGGTCTCTCAAGGTCATGGGACTGAAGAAGGCAGACGCCGAGGATAATATGCTAAAGAAGTTCAAAAAGGTTGACGGAAGTTTCGAGCATCTCTGGGGTCTGAAGACGTCGCGTTACACCCAGGAGGCCGTGCAGGAACTCATGCAGGAAGCCAGAGTCCTATTGGACGAATTGAAGCGAATTCAGGGGATGACCACCAAGGACATGTGGCTCGAGGACCTAGACAGGTAGTCTCAACTTTCTTGATTGTTTCAGCAGGTTGCTCCACCGGGTTGTGTGTTCTTCTATACTAGCATTATCAACACGTTCGGAACTTGAATAAATCTTAAATTTTCCATTTGCCATTTCGGGTCTCGCCAGATTATTTTCGGGATCTTCTTCGTCCATCATTTTCTTGTATTCGTTGATGATATCACCAGGAACTTCGGGGGCGTGGTCAATGATCTTGTCGTAATCTTCGCGGACCTTGTGACAGTATTCCACGGCATTCATCCGGTCTTCGGGCTCCAGGGAGAGTTCCAGGGAAATGTCGCGGGCAAGTCTACTGAACAACTTGGAGGTTTGCATGTTGGATTCGTACTGCTCGCCGCACCTCAGGAACTTGTGGACGCTGGCAATGCCGGCGGCGGAGAGGTTCAGAAAACTGAATACGTACAAGAGTATTTGCGAGTTTTCTTGTTCAGAGGAAGCCACCAGTGTTCCCAGTCCCGCCAGGGTGGTCAATGCGATGTTGATGATAGAAAAGTTCATATGAGAAACGCTGTGGCGTACCGCGCATCTGTGATGGATCCACCGGTACCCCAGAGCCTTTTCTCCCCAAGACTTGATGAGTTTTTCCTGCTTCGGGTGCCAGCTCATGGCATTCTCGATGCGCTTTTGTTTGTCCACCAGGAACTTGGCTTCGAGGTGTTCTATGTGTTCTTCTTCTGCGTCTGACGCCATCTACTTAAACATTACATTTTAATAAATAGTAATGAAGTTCTCTGCTAAGGTTGTGACTCTTGAAGACGGGGTCAAGGAGGTTGCTGTTCGTGCAGACGACGGTAAACCTTTATTGGTTACACTCAAGGGAGCCCAGGTGGTTTCTGTAGACGATGAACTTCTTCTCAAGATTGATGACGAAATCGTGGCACAGTGTGAGAGTGATGTTCTGGCAAAGGCTAAGGAGTCTAAGATGGCTTGGTTCGGTAAGGAGATCGCAGACTCTCGACTTGAAAGCGCATTTACTTCTTCTTTTTCTGTTGACGAGAATATCTTGAGCGTTCACAGGGCCGAAACCGTCAGGCTGTACGATGGCAAGCGAGAATTGATTGAGGACAAGGATCTGGTCAAGGAAGACGTGGTCGACGTGGTCGTCCAGCTTCGTTCGGTTCAGTTTCTTCAGAAAAGTTTTGAGACCGAGTGGGTGCTTCATCAGGCAAAGTTCAAGGCCGAGCCAAAACCTAAGAAGGTGGTCGTGGATTTTTCGGATTGTCTTTTTGAAGAAGATCCAGAGGAAGAGGAAGATGAGGATTTTTTTTAGTAAGTAATGTTAAACGGATATGAAGGTTAAGATGATGAAGACCGAGACCATGTTGCTACTTGCTCTGCTCGTCGCCGTGGGTTATTTTATGTGGGCGAATAACGGCGCGATCCGCCGGGCCCTCGGCATGGCTCCCAAGGAGGGGATGTACAGCTGGAGCTACGTCAACGGCAAGGAGGGCTATGAGGGTGCCAATGTGGATGCATCCATGCCCGCCACTGTGAACGGCGGTGCTGTGGCGGTGTCCGCCGCGGCCGCCAACGGAATGGGGATTGCTTCCAGTCTGCTTCCACGCGACGTGGCGGCCCAGGAGGACTTCGGCGAGTTCGCTCCCGATGACATCCTCAAGGGTCAGAACTACCTGAACCCCCGCGCGCTCATCGGTTACCCCGAGACCGTCGGCGGTGCTCTCCGTAACGCCAATCAGCAGATCAGGTCGGAACCCCCGAACCCCCGGGACCCCATCAGCATCTTCAACACGTCCACGATCGTGGCGGATCAGATGCGCCCCGCTTTCGAGATTGGACAGGGTACCGCTTAGATGATTAACTAATAAATTAGAAACATTCAGAGAAACAACTCTGACTGTTTATGAATTAAAGAGTATACTTCATTTTTTACTATGAAGACGGTTGCATTTGGCGAAAACACTATATCCGAAAGGGGTACCACAGGTTCAATTCTTGATTACGCGTATTACAATGAAAAGATTCTTGGAAATAAGTCAATTATCATATACGATAAGAACTCTCCAGGTCAGAAGAAAGATATGATAGACTATATCGAAACTATGTTTCCAGTAGTTGCTTCTGATAGTTACAAGGATATCGATGATATAGTGGAAAAATATGGTGTTACACATTTTTATAAAATTAAATACGGATTCAATGATCAAGCATTATCAAAAATAGCAAAAAATTGTGTGCATTGTGTATTTTCATGCCACGACCCTCACGGTGATGTGTATGCGTCCGTTTCTCAATGGGTGAAGAACAATAATGGTGAATATCCATGTGTCCCTCATATGATAAGTCTTCCACAACATGACAGAAATTTTCGCGAGAAACTTGGTATACCATCAGACGCAACCGTTTTTGGTGGATATGGTGGTAGAGATAGGTTCAGTATAGGGTACGCACGTCAAGCGGTTTATAATGTAGCCACAAGGTACCCAAACATTTACTTTCTCTTTGCAAACTTTGATCAATTTTGTCCAACATTGCCCAACATAATTCACATGGATACTATCTACGGCAAGGAAAACAAAGTGGAGTTCATCAATACATGCGACGCAATGATGTGGGCAAGGGCGGATGGCGAAACATTTGGTCTCGCGATTGCCGAGTTTTCAACAAAGAACAAACCTGTATTTGCCACAAAGACTGGGGTTGATGATGCCCACGTGGAACTCTTGGGCAAAAAGGCCATATGGTACAATCCACACAACCTTGAAACACTTTTGATTTCATTTGACAAGATCAAGGACAAAATCAAAAATGACGACTGGAATGCCTATAGAGACTATGAACCTGAAAAGGTTATGAAGATTTTTGATGAGGTGTTTTTGAATGATGATGAAACAAATAAAGTGGTTTTTAATAATTTAGAAATTGAATATTTTAAAAATGATTTATTGGCCATAAGTAGTATTCAAAAACAAATAGAATGGGAACCCCATATAACAAAATTTATAGAGATATGCAATCATAATTTTAAATTAAGTAATGTAATCGACGTGGGTGCAAATTTTGGATATCATTCCTTGATATTTTCTAAAAATATAAATGGCAATGTTTATGCATTTGAACCACAATCACAAAATTATAAATTATTGAAAAATAATACTGAAAATAATAAAATTAAAAATATTATTCATTACAATCTAGCATGTGGAAATGATAATTTGAAGGTCAAGATGCCCATTGTGAATACTTCAAAAAAAGTAAATATGGGAGATTTTACACCAAATTACACCAACGAACGTTACACATTAGTTGACACAAAAAGCTTAGATGAAATGGATTTTCCAAAAATAGATCTTATAAAAATTGATGTACAAGGATGGGAAAAAAATGTTATAAATGGATCTAAAGAATTACTAAATAAATATAAACCCATACTTATTGTTGAATTCGAACAACATCAATTAATCAAAACAAATACTTCTTGTGAAGAATTATTCAAACTCATTAGAAATAACAATTACTATATTTTTTATTTAGAATACAAGTATCCTTCTGATCATGTATGTATTCATAATGATAATCTTGAACACTTTAGAAAAACTATGAAAGACTACATAAAACCAAACACAACTAATAATAATCTAAACAACAATCTTGATTATGGTGTTACTGAAAAAATAAAAACGGTTTTAATTTAAAGAAATTGCGCCACTGGTTAACAAAACGATGTCCGAAGGAATGCCGATTAGCGATCAGTTCAAGGAGGCGATTGCCGAACTCGAGGGGATCAAGACACAATTGTCAGAGGCTCAGAAAGCCATCAAGGTGCTTAAGAACCGTGAGACAAGTTTGAAGACCTTCATTGGTGGATACATGAAGGCTCAGAAGATTGATGACGTCCAGACGCGTGGCGGCACAAAGGTCACCCAGAAGACGTCAGTCAAGAAGCCTGCAATTACTAAGAAAATCCTATTGGATGAACTACCAAATTACATTGAGGGAGGTCAGGAACGCCTCAACCAGATCATCAAGGAGATTGAGGATAAGTTAGAGCCCAAGGAGACATCAAGTCTTCAACTCAAGTTAAAGAAGAAATCTGAAGAGTAAATAAGTAACCAAAATGGTGGGATCTAATCTTCTTGACTATACTCCAATCGCTTCTGAGCCTCAGGTGATTGAGGACCCGCAACTCGACGAGGAAGATGAAGGGTTCGTTGATCCTAATGAATATGACTATGAAGATTGGATAGCCTACTACAGTGATGAGCTGTGGAATAATTGGGAAAACTACAGGAAGCAATGTTATGATCAAATGATTCCCGAAGACATCACGTTTTCCGAGTTTTGTAAAAATGAGTACTATTGTTAGATTAAATGTTGGCAATCAATAGATATGGTGCGACTGCCAGACGTGACAAGTACAAAGGTCATTGTTCCAACCGTCCTCTTCGCCTTTTTGTCACCCGCCGTCACAGGCATGGGTGGTTTGGTGGATCGTATGGGAATGACCTCTGTGTTCGGTATCCTGTATATAATCATTCTTCGTGGGGTAATGAAATACGTGGTTCGGCCAAGCGAGGTCTATCTCGCATCCGGAATGTACTTTCTATTGAGCGGGATGACCACGAATCAAGAACTGATCGTAAGGAACACGTTTCTTTATTGGATCGTATTCGCGGTTATTCGCTCACAAAGTCCTCTCGAGTTCTAAAAAGGGACATGAAGTATCTTGTCGTTGGACCAGGTGCAATGGGATTCTATGCCATCCTTGGAACCGTCTATGCCATGCAAAATTATGAAAAAACCAAAGACATCGAGGCAGTCGCTGGCTCTTCGGCTGGGTCGATTGTAGCGTTTGGTTGTTTGGTCGCCAAGTGGGACATTATCAGATTGTTTAAGATTATCAAAGATGTGGACGTAAATCAACTGATGCGTCTTAATCTCAAATCTCTGCTCAACAACTACGGTCTTGTTCCGGCATCCAGGTGGAAAGATGTATTTTCAAAGATATGTATGGAACTTGCTGGAAAAGAAGACTTCACGTTTCAGGAACTAAAGGAGTGGTCTGGACTTGACTTCTACGTTTCGGCATACAACATAACACTTCAAAAGAGTTGTTATTTTTCACATCACACACACCCGGACATGTCGGTGTCCCATGCAGTCTGCATGAGTATAAGCATACCATTCTTGTTCGAGTCTGTAATGTACAAAGACCACCGGTATGTGGATTCCGCTGCATTCGAGACGTGCCCGCTTACACCATTTATGGGCAACGACATACAGGAAGTGGTGTCCATCGAACTTGATCCTGAACCTTCGGTCGAAAAACCACCACATATAGGATCATTTGTTGATTTCATACAACACTTTATCACTTCAATTATGAGAAATAGAGTGGTCTATGAAAAGCCTACCATTTACATCAAGATGAAAGAAGGTGAAGCATTTAATTTTTCTATGGACAACGACAAAAAAACAGAACTCTTCTATCATGGATATCTCACCGGAAAGCGGTTTCTCAAGATAGAGCACGAAGAATGTCCCTCAGAACCAGAGCAAAAACACCCATCATGAAGAGAACCACCATGTAACCCAACTCCGAATCCATCACACCATCTACCTCGTAGAATTCCACCCTGTCGGTGGGAAAAATCCGGTCAGCAGCCTTCTCGGGAGCCGGCGGTGCTTTGACCGTTTCCCGAGGAAGTCCTCCGTAGGCATCGTCAATTGAACAGTATCCTACCATTATTAGTATCAACTAGGAAATTATTTACAATTCAAGTGTCGTCTTGCCCTTCTTACTACGTTTCTTCTTGGGTGCCGAAACCTCAACTTCCTTAACAGATCCATTTACACTTACAATGTCAGAGATGTCGTCCTCAATGTTGCCGTCACTTGGTGGTGATGCCGGAGCGCGAACTTCCTCGACGTCGCGGGTCGTCGTGGACTGAGGGTTCATGAACGAAGACATCAGCGAAGAGAGATCCATGTTGGGACCCTGAACCTCCCTCCGGTTTATCGGCGGAACCGGTCTGGGATCCAGATTCCTCTTCTGTGCGTTGCCCGCCGTGTTCGCGACCGCCGACATCATGTTCTTGATGAGATCGGGATTCTGCTTGATGACATCATTCATCTGAGGCATTGCCGACTTGAACATCGAGTGGGTCAGATGGAACATCGTCGCCGAACCACCCAGCATCATCATCAACTTGAGCTCCGGTGCCATCTTTGCCTTGCCACGATACTTGACATACAACTCCTCGAAGACATCGTCGTAGTCGTCAACCCCATCCATAACCGATTCAGACCACCCGTCCAGGTGGATGTCCAGAGGATTGTAACGCTTGTTCAGGAACTCAATTCCCGTCACACAGGCGATGAGCATGCGCCTTTGCATCTTGACCGACTGATCAACCTCGATCGAATAGGACATCCGCTTGACCTCACCGCGTATGTCATGGATGGACGAGTGCATGTTTAGCCTCTCGATGGAACGGATACCCTTCTTCTCGAGACGCGTAATCTTGTTCAAAAGGTCAGCCTTCTCGTCGTCAATTGACTTGTAGCCAGGAGAAGGCGCGTCGTCTTCGTATCCCCCGCCGTCCTCAAGGCCAACGCCACCTCCATAGTCTCCGTATTCTTCACCATGATCTTCTGGCTCCTCCTGTGGCGGAGGAGGACGCGACGAAGGTGACTGCTTTCCGTGGTTTGCGAAAGCCATGAATGAAGATGCAGGGGCATTTGTGGGTTGATCATTCATCCTCGGGTTGTTCGTACGCTTACGCCTGGTGGCATCCAGGACGACACCGTTAAAAAGAGCCTGCTCGTCATTGTCCAGGTCAATCATCATCTCACTATCATTATCAAGTTCGATCTCAAAATCCTCCATGTCTTCTAGTGTCAGTCTATAAACTTATGCTCAAGTCTTTAACGCAGAAAAAAATCAAATGTTCTAGTAAAGAAGTATGATCAGTAATCAGTTGGCCCTCGTCCTTGTGATTGCCATCCTCGCTCTCATGTATGTCAAGTGCTTCATGGGTATGAAGAAGAGTGGGTACAGGTTGTCCCCGGAACTGGTGGAGGTTGAGCCCATGATCAACGGCGATGCCATCACCAAGCTTCCTTACACACTGGAGTGTGTCCCCGGCCCAGGCAAGGATGCCGCCTACTACACCAAGGACTTGACCCCAGGTGGGTTCTGTGGCGATCAGGCGCTCGTCCGTGAAGCGATGTCTTACAAGATCCTCAGTGGTGTCGGGGGATCTCTCCTTGAGAAGTAAATTAAAGAAATGAAAACAAGGGTAAGTACGAAAAACAATGTCTACTGAGGATGTGATGAAGGAGATCGCTGAGATGCGCAAGGAGATCAAGAGTCTCACCAAGTTGGTTCGCAAGATGGCCAAGGTTCAGGATGATCCCGATGGGTCAAAGGCCAAGGAGCGTGCCGCCAATACTGGGTTCAACAAGCCAAGCAAGGTCACCAAGGACCTTACCGA